TAAGAAAGACGACTAAAAGTAATACATTTGAGTTTGGGGTATTTGATTTAGCTATTCCACCAAATATTACTGAACCAAAGAATTTAAATAACATATCTACTAAGTGGGTTCCATTTGGTAATGATAATTTATTTCCTCAATATTTAGCAGAGCTAAAAAGAAAGTCATCTACACATAGAAGCGTACTTGCACAAAAAACCGTATTTACAAGTGGGGCAAAATTTGTTTGTGACAATGAGTCATTAAGAGAATTTATAGAAGATGTAAATGCAGACCAAGAATCATTAAGAGATATATTTAAGAAATTAGCAGATGACTATTATACGTTTGGTAATGCGTATATGGAATGTGTAAAATATGATGGAGGTGTAAACCTATATCACTTAGACGCTACAACAGTTAGAATGTCTAAATCTAAAAAAGAAGTTTATGTAAATTCTGATTGGTGTAAGTATTGGAACAATGAGGATAAAATGTATAGATTACCTATATACCCAAGAGTAGCACATAATAAATTTGTAATACACTTTAAAGATTATGAGCCTACGTTTAACTTTTATGGGTTACCTGATTATGTTGCTGCATTAGAGCATATTGCAGTAGACTATGAAATCGGTAAATGGAATCATACGAAATTTTTAAATGGCTTTCAACCTTCTGCTATTGTAGAAATTAGTGGAGATATGGGCGAAGAAGAAGCTCAAAAAATGGTTAAGGAAGCACAAAGAAAATTTGTTGGTGAAGGCAACAATGGTAAAATATTATTTATAGTTAAAAATGGTGACACATCACCTGCTAACGTACAAATAATAAAAGACGACCAAGAAGGTAGTTGGATAGAGTTACAACAAATTACAGACCAAAATATAATTACCGCTAATAGATGGCAACCATCTTTATCAGGTATAGTAAGTTCAGGAAAAATGAACAATACAGGAAGTGAAATTAGAATAGCATACGACTTAGTAATGACTACTGTAATTAGAGATACTTCTGAGTTATTGTTAAATGGAATTAGAACGGTTCTTTATAATGAAATGGGGTATGACCCTAGAGATTTGAAAATTCATTATGAGCCGCCAATCTCATACGCTAATGACGTAGACATTAGAGAGGTACTGACTATTAACGAACAAAGAATGTTAATAGATGAAGATTTACCTATGTTAGAAGATGGCGATATGTTTGTTGCAGACAGAGAAATTATTGTAACAGAGAGAGATGAAGATGGAGATGGTAAAGTAGATGAATCAAAAGAAATAACAGTAGAACAATAAAATGGGAAATACAAAACAATACAAAACATTAGTTACTGCAGGAGAAGTTATTAGCAAAACATTTACTAATAAAAATACAGACCCTGTTTTAGTTTCTGAAAATACACTTGTGTTGTCTGAGTTAGCTCATTTAAGACCATTGTTAGGAGAAAAGTTTTATGCAGAATTAAAATTGCAAAACGATACAGGAACTTTAAGTGTTGCTAATCAAACATTTATGACTTATTATTTAGAAGATTGTTTGTGTTGGTTTACAAGATTTGAAGTGGTTAATGACATAATGAGTAATATAACTTCTAGTGGTGTAGTGCATAATATAGATGAGTTTTCAAGAATAATTACACCATCAGATTATAATACATTTAAACAAGATACATATAGAAAAGCTGAAATATTTGCTAATGATATGATTAATTTTTTAGACGATACAGACCAAGCAGGTTTATACCCTACTTATGAGTCTAACAAACCAAATCAATTAAACAGAACATATAAAAATCACGGTATGATATTTTATGATAGCATATATGGATATAATGGTGTAGAAGGGTGTATCACTTGTGGTACAGATTATGTAAATGGTAATTACAACTGTGGTTGCAGTAATTGTTAAAAATAAATAAATGGCATCTAACGAACATAAAAATTTAACAGACGTAAACAGACATAATCCTAAAGGTTTTGAGTCTGCATTTAACGACACTATACTCAGTAAAACTGTAGGAAGTGGTGCAGGAAATACAGATGGTAGTTTAGAATGGGTTAAGAAAAATTTAATAAAAGTAGATACGTTTGACATACAAGGTTATGCTACACTATCTAATTCTAACTATCATTATGGAGCTAATATGACTGACGGTCAATCTCCAAATGAATACAATCAAGATTATGGTGCAGGAACTGTTGGACAAACAGGTTTAGATATAGGTGATTTTTTTAAAGTAAAATCATTTGTTATGCACAGTGATTGTAATGTAAACAAATTATATATGTGGGCTAACTCTACAAGTTCAGCAACAATAACAGTAGCATTATGTAAAATGACTTTTGTAGCAGGAAATACAGGAGCTATTGACCCTGTATTATTAAACGAATTAACAATAACAGGACAAGCAAGTAATGATAATTTACAAGTTACTAGAAACTTAAATCCTGAAACAACTTTAGCTGCAGGTGATGTTTTGTTTGCTATGGTAAAAGCATCTACAGCAGCAACAACATATTTTAAGGTAGGTATAGAAGTAGGATATGACAATTAATAATAAACACAAAATGAGAGATACAATAGAAGATACGATACAGGTGGGAATGGCAAATGCAGGAGCAATAGGAATATCATTAGCAGAGGTAAATGAAGTGCTAACGACAATATCTTTAATTGTAGCTATATCATTCTCAATTTACAAATTTATAATAACAAGAAAATAATATGGCAAGTACAGTAACAGCATCAGACTTAACAGTAACTATAACAGAATCTTACACATTAAATGGTGTAAGTTATGGTAATACTACAAATAAAGTTTTTACATCTAAAGGACAAATTGACCAAAGAATAATGAATGTTGCAACATCATCTACAACTTTATTTATGTTTGACGCTACTGACAGCGCAGGAACAGGAGTTGCAGCAGATTATGTTTATTTTAGAATAACAAATTTAGATGATACCAACTTTGTTACTTTAAGATTGTTTAATGGTGCTGATAGTTTTTGGCTTAAAATAGCTGCAGGAGAATCATTATTGCTAATGAACAATGAAATGGACGCTGTAACAGGAAGTACATTTGGAGCATTAGCAGACATTACACATATATACGGACAAGCAGATACAGCAGCTTGTGATGTAGAATTTATGGTAGTAACAGCATAATATGGCTAAAAAAAGAAAACTAAACTCTAAGAATCCAAAGTATATGGACGAAATAGTTGAGGTAAAAAGTACCAAAAAACTAATAAAAGAGATAAAAGGAGTACGAATTTACGCTATTTTTAATGAATAGTTGTAATTTATTCCTAGTTAGAGATGCTTTTACTGATAAATCTATTATTGGTAAGCTTTATTTAAATGGAGAATTTATAGCACATACACTAGAACTTCCTTGGAAAAACAATGAAAAAGGTATATCTTGCATACCTAAAGGAGTGTATGATTGTAGGGTAAGATATGCTGATGAAAGCGCAAGCCGAGATTACACACACCTTATTGTAGAGAATGTTCCTGACAGAACATATATACTATTTCACCGTGGTAACTCTGCAAAAGATAGTAGGGGTTGTATTTTAACAGGAATGATGAGGGGTGATGATGTAATATATCAAAGTAAAAATGCTCATAATCTTCTTATGAAAACAATCATAGATAATAAGATGGAAAATAAAATTGAATTAGTAATTAAAAATAGATAAAATGAATAAGTTTTTAGAAAAGTTTTTATTAGGTACAATGTTTAAGAGTAAGAAATTTTGGTATACAGTAATTGGCTGTCTTACTACTTTGTTAAGTGAGCAGTTTGGATTAAACGAAGCAGAAGTAAATAATATTCTTATGAGTATTGCAGCTTTAGTTTTAGGACAAGGTATTGCTGATACTGCAAAAGCAAAGAAATAATTTGCGTATTAAATAAATATAGTTAACTTTGTAGTCCTTCTCTGAGTGTTTTCATAGTGGGTTTTAGTTAGCAGTAATTAAGAGTGAGAGGTTAATAACTTCTCACTCTTTCTATTTATAAGGTTTTTTTTATTATATATTTACTAAAACTAAAATTATAAATTATGCTAGAAAAATTAAAAGGAAAACGATTAAGGCTTTCTGCCGAAGAAGTTGAGCTTATTAATGAGTTCAGAGGTGATAATTTAGAAAACATTAATGGAAATACTGCGCTAGATATACACTTAAAAGAAAGAGGAATAGACAAGAAAGATGTTGTTAGTGTGAAACATTGGCAAAGTATGAGTGGAGATTTAAGATTCTCTATCGTCACAAAGGAAGATTTTGGTCTAAGTGAAAATCAAATCTTCAAAAAAATAAATAACTTCATAGAAGAATACTCTCCTACTTATACTACAATAAAACATACTAAAGGAAATCATCTTCTTGTAATAAATCCTGCAGACATTCATATAGGTAAGTATGCTAACGAGCTAGAAACAGGAGAGCAATATGACTGTGAAACTGCTGTAGTTAGAGTATTAGAAGGCATAGAAGGATTAATACAAAAGTCAAAAGGATTTGACATTGACAGGGTATTATTTTGTGTAGGTAATGATGTCTTACACATTGATAATGTGTATAATACAACTACAAAAGGTACGCATCAAGATACAGATGGCAAGTGGTGGGAACACTATGAGATTGCTCTTATGCTTTATGTAAAGTGTATAGAAACGCTAAGACATATAGCTCCTGTAGATGTTATACATAGTATGAGTAATCACGATTACCAAAGTGGTTTTCATTTAGCACACACATTAAAAAGTTGGTTTAGAAAAACTAAAGATGTTAGCTTTGATATAACGGTAGCCAACAGAAAATATTATAAGTATGGTAACAATCTTATAGGATTAGAACACGGAGACGGTGCCAAAATGGATAAATTACCTCTTTTGATGGCACAAGAAAAGCCTGAGATGTGGAGCAAAAGTAAATTTAGATATTGGTATTTACATCACATTCACCACAAAGTAAAACACAAATGGTTAGACGCTAAAGATTATATTGGCGTTACTGTTGAGTATATGAGAAGTCCATCATCTGCTGATAGTTGGCATTCACGCAAAGGATTTTGCGGCGCATACAAAGCTTGCGAAGCTTTTGTTCACGATAAAGAAAGCGGTCAGGTAGCAAGATTAACACATTATTTTTAACCCTTAAGTAACCCTTTACATAGGGTATTTAATACCCTTATATATAAAGATAAAGATAAATATAAAGATAAGGATAAAGATAAATACTAGGTTAAACCGCATTTTTTTAAAAATAACTTATAAATTATTTGGTGTTTACAAAAAAAGCTGTATCTTTGCATAGAATTAACTAACTAACTAATTATTAACGAAAACACTTTTTACTATGAACGAGTATACAAAAACTACTAAAGAAACAATAGACAAGGCAATAGAAATTTGTCAAGAAACTTTGTTGTTTAGGAATCTTTCTAAAGAAAAAAAACAAATAATAACACTAACACTACTAGACAACTTAGATTACTGTGACGATTTAGTGGGTTGGTATTATGGTAATAACCTTGATGAAGAAGATAATGATTATTCTCTTACAATATTTGAGAATTCATTAGCACACGACTTATCAGGTCTTTACAGAAAAGACGAGCATTTTGTTCCAAGAATTAATAATAAAACAATATAATTATGGCATATCAAGTAAGCAGTTGTTGTGGCGCAGACTACGAAGAACGTGGAGATTATGATAGATTTAACTTTTACGTTTGTTGTAAATGCGAAGAAGAATTTGAAGAACCTATTATGGATTATGATTACAGAAACTTTATGATAGATGATAGGAAAGAGGCGGAGGCAGATGAGTACAGAGCTAAAATGGCAAGCATACCATTTGGTTAAAATTAATTAAATAAAACTAAAACTAATATGAAGAAAATAAAAAACACGCAACCTGAAGTTAAAGAAACTAAAAAGGACGCACTAAGAAGATTATTCTTAGAAAACAATCTTGTTGAAGAAGATGTATACAAAGACAAAAGAGGATTTGTTATTATCACAAGAACAGGTATAGACAAGATAGTAAGCAAACAAAACATACAAGTAGCTTACGAGCCTGTTGTAATGGAAAAAGATTGGGTAGTTATGAGAGCTACTGCAAGTCTACAGCAAGGTAAAACAACTAGAAATATGATGTCTTTTGGTGAAGCATCTGATTCTAATCTAATGGGAGGTGGTAAAAAGTTTCCTGTTGCTATGGCTGAGAAACGAGCTATGTCAAGAGTTGTGCTTAAGATAGCAGGATTCTATGAGCAAGGTGTGTTTGGTCAAGATGAAATGGTAGATTAGTGAATGATAATTGGTTTGATGAGGTTGTTGATGGAAAGCCTAAACAAGCAGAATATTGGCAGATAGATTACATTGACAACCTCTTACCTAGAACCGCACTACCACTTAACGAACAGCACGAAATAGCAAATAGAATTTACGATAAAGATTTTAGTGAAATAGAAGCAGACGAAATAATAATATTATTAAAAGAAAATGAAGTTAAATCAGACCCCAAAGACCAATACCAACAGTTCGTCAAAAACGGAATGTTTAGTAGTTAGCATAATACGAAACCCTACAAGAGCATTTACATACTCTGTATGGTATGGAGATAAGTTCTTAGGAGAACTGATAGAGGACGACATTCAAAGACTGCTAGGTGATGAGACTAAAAAGTTTTATCAAGACAATCAAACTAATTTTTTAGTTGCTAAAAATAAAATTAAAACCATTATTAATAAAAAAAAATACTTTTAAAATGAAAAACAATTATGAAAAAGTTAGGGCTTCAAGAAATGAGTTAGAGGCTATCCTAAGAATCAGAGGAATATCTAAACAAAAGTTTGGAAGAATATTAAATATAAAAGGCTCAACAATAGAAAAATATGTAGAGAAGCCTTACTACTTAAGATACTACCAAATGCAAAGACTTGCTAATTATCTTAACATAGATGTTAAAGATGTAGTAGATATAGTTGAGGTAGACCTAGAATCAAATGCTATAGTAGTAGATGGTGAAGAAAACTTTAAGGCTATAGAGTCTTTACTATCTAAAAGTGAATAGCATATATGACAGAAGAAGGAAGGAATGTTGTAGATAGTCTTATAACATTAAAAGAAGAAGATAATAAAATTAAAATAAATCAAATAGAATTAGATAATTACTTTAACAATAGCGGCTTAATAGAATATAATAAAAAACTAAAAAAACCAATAGAAGATTATAACCTAAAAGAAAAGCAAATTGTAAAAAATGATATGTCTAAATATAAATTAAAAAAATATGGCAGATAAAAATTATGTAGCAAGTAGTATCAAGAAAGTTACTACACAGTATGGAGACTTGTTTAACGCAAGCTTTAAAGTAGAAGACCTACAAAAGATGGCAAAGAGAGGTTGGGTAAATATTACAATAGCAGAACGTAGAGAAGTTTCTGAGAAAGGAGCAACTCACTATGCTTATGAGAATACTTACGAGCCACCTAAACCTGACACAGTAGACAATACAAGTACAGAAGGGGATTTACCATTCTAAATTTTAGAGAGGGGGTTGGCACGACGCCTAACAATAACCGATTATTAAATGTTTTTACCCCCTCTTTAAATTATCTAAAAACAACTATAAAATTATTTGTTAGTTTCATATATTATTATTATATTTGTGTAACTAACTAATTACTAACTAACACTCACAAAAACACTATGACAAAAAAATTATTACAACGCAAGCAATTACTAATAGACACATTATCAGTTCAAACCTCAAGCGGTAAAGAAGAACAGATGATACAGTACATTATTAATTTCTGCATCAAGAACGTACCCACAGCAAAAATTCAAGTAGACAACAACAATATCTATGTAACCAAAGGTGACTCAGACATTTACCCTTGTATTGTTTCGCATACAGATACCGTACACGACATACACAAGCACTACAAAGTATTTGACGACGACAACTGTTTGTTTGCATTCAATGCAGAATCAGGTACACAAGTAGGTGTAGGTGGTGATGACAAGGTAGGTATATGGCTAGCACTACAGATGTTATTATCACAAGACATTATCAAGTGTGCTTTCTTTCACTCAGAAGAAATAGGTTGTGTAGGTAGCCGACAAGCTAATATGTCTTGGTTCAAAGACGTAGGTTATTGCTTGCAAGGTGACAGACGAGGCAACAAAGACTTTGTCAACTCTATCAGCGGTACCTTATACAGTCTTGCTTTTGCAGAAGACATTGTGCCTATCATATCCAAGTACGGTTATCAAGAAACATCAGGTGCTATCACAGACGTAGGTCAGCTAGCAGAGAACGGTATAGGTGTATGTGTAGCTAATATGTCTTGCGGTTACTTTGCGCCACACTCAGACCAAGAGATTGTAGAGTTCCTAGACGCTAACAACTGCCTAGATATGGTTACTCATATTGTCAACGAGCTAGGCTGTACGCTATACAAACACGAATACACTAACAAGTGGAACGACTTAGATTGGGGTGACTTTAGTGGTGCTAGCAGAAACTATTGGTTCCAAGATATGCAAAAAGATTCTGAGGTTGTAGTAGACGAAGATGGCTATGAGACCTGTTACTACTGTGAAGGCGAACTAAAAGAAAGCGAGTATGGTGATGAGTTTAGATTTTGTGGAGACTGCAATAGTGATGTTATAGTAAAGTACGAAGATGATGACTTTGATGACTTTGAAGATGTATCTGACAACTATGATGGCTCTATGGCTCATAAGCAAATAGTAAACAGTCACTTAGCTTCTTACTATAAAAACAAATAATATGGCTAAGAGATTTACAGATACAGATAAGTGGAAGAAAGGTTTTATCCGTAACCTTCCAACAAAATACAAACTGCTGTGGTTATATATACTAGACGATTGTAACCACGCAGGAGTATGGGAGACAGACTTTGAGGTAGCATCAATTAGAATTGGCAGTAAGATAAGCGAGAAGGAAGCTATAAAACATTTTGCATCTCAAATAAGAATCTTTGATGATGGCGAGAGATGGTTTGTTCCAAAGTTTATAGAGTTTCAGTATGGCGAGTTAAATGCCAACTCAAGACCTCATCAGGCAGTTATAAAGCTAATAGACAAATACGACCTATATAACATTAAAGGTGTAAACGTCACAGAGATATCAGATTCTGACAAACCTGTCTTAAAACGCTTTAAAAAGCCATCTATGGAGGAGTTAGAGCTATACTGTCAGGAAAGGCAAAACAAAGTAGATGTGTTTAAGTTTTTTAACTTTTACGAAAGTAACGGTTGGAAGGTTGGAAAGAACCCAATGAAAGATTGGAAGGCATCAATAAGAACTTGGGAATCTAACAGTATAAACAAGGCACAAACTAAAGAAGGCAAACTGCAAAGCCAAATAAATGCTTGGCAGGGAGCAAAGGATATAATTAAACAGCAACTAAATAAATAAAACAAGTTATTACGAGGGAGGGCATAAAGGCATAAGCCAACGATAAGTTAATACTCTTGCTCTCCTTTGTAATATTTAAAAATAAAACTATGAAAGCACAACTAATAAATACTTATGGAGACGTTAAAAGCGTTAAGCCAAAAAACAATAAGACATTCACTTTAAAAGAGTTACAGTCATTTGTAGATGGTTACATACAAATTGTAAAAACAAGAGACGACAGGCTAATGATAATGAATGAAGAAGGTAAACTTAACAGGTTACCATACAATGAAATTGCTACAAGCCTATACATATACGGTACACACGACGTAGTAGTTGGAGATGTTTTAGTAACTGATAAAGAACTAATAAGCTAATGATTATACAACAAGAAAATAAAGACGACCTTACTTTTAAATGTGTTGACCTTATAAGCAAAACATTTGTAGAGCTAGGACAATCTAAACCACAAGAGGAAATAGCTTTGCTAGCACAATCATTAGCAGAAGATTTAAAGCGAGACTTTAAAAGCTTAATGTATACTGATATAGAAAATGCTTTTAGAAATGGTGTGCGCAATACAGACCTGTTTGCTCTTAATGTAAAGACGTATTACAAATGGATAAAAGCTTGGCGTGATATATTGTGGGACGCTGAGTATCAAGTAACTAGCCAAGGGAAAGACCCACAAGGCGTGTTGCACTATAGACCACAACCTAAATTACTAACTAATAAATAAACTATGATATACGCTAATATTTTACAACCAATATTGTTGATTGCTACTTGTGTAGCGGCAGGATTCTTTTTAGGATTCTTCTCTTTTATGTTTACTTTTAAGGCAGAACAAAACGATTTAGAAAAAAACATAGAAGAATTTGACAAAAAAATTAATAAATTTCAAACAAGAACAGGAGGGCTAGAAAACGATAGATTAAATGAGAGACCACGAAGAAATAATAAATAAAAGCTATAAAGAGAAATTAAAGCTATTAAAAACTTTGCTTAAAGATGATTTTTCTACATTTTTGTTTGTGTCTAATATGTACTTGACAGACAAAAGTGTAAGTGTAAAAGACTTTAACAAGCTATTTGAAGGAGGATTAAAAAGAAATTATAAATTTAACAAACAACAAAATGACTGAACATAATAAATACTACTACGAATTTGACAGAAACACATCTGATACTAAAGAAGATGGCAGAATACCTAACTACTATGTAGGCAAGCATCACGGTTACGAAGCACGAAAGGTTGTAGAGGACTTTGAGCTTTCTTACAACATAGGAACAGCCACTACTTACTTGCTCAGAAGTTCAAACAAACATAAGTCTCCTCAAGAGTGTATCAAGAAGGCTATAGCACACTTAGAGTTTGAGTTAGAACGACTTAAGTTGTAATGGTAAGCCCTATCTATAGAGTTATCATAGAGTATGGATACCGTAAAAAAGGTAGCATAAGACGACATCAATTCAAAATAATTGATACATTTGTTACCACAAACAATGTTGAGTTAATTAAAAAAAACAAAACAATTAGACAAAGAATATTAAGAGATACTAAAACCAAACATAAAGACCTAGACATATTGTTTAAAAATATATTTATAGAAGGTCAATATGGAAACACAAATTATTAAATTATGATTATATTTATGCTACTTATTTTATTTTATACTGTTTATTTAAACATAAAAATCAGAGAGTTTGAACAGTTTTTATCAGAAGAAATAGACAACATCTATGTAGAGGCAGAAGAAAACAAATTAGACCTATACAATAAGATGATGGAATGGAGAAAAGAATTAAAGAATGAGAAACCAAGAAGAAGAAGTACAAAAAGCAGTCGTAAAGTACCTGCAGCTAAGGTATCCAAAGATTAAGTACTGCGCTAGCTTAGGAGGTATTAGAACGTCTTTTAAACAGGCTGTGAAGGCTAAGGCCACAGGCTATGTTAAAGGCTTCCCTGACTTGCAGATATGTATGCCTACCTACGAGGGGGGTATAGGAGGGGGGGGGTACCACGGACTTTTTCTTGAAATAAAAAAGGATAAAAAATCTTATCCAACTAAAGAACAGAAAGAATGGATAGCATATCTAAATGATGTAGGCTACTGTGCTAGAGTAACTAAAGGAGTTGATGAGTCTATTCAAACAATAGACGATTATTTAAACAATAAATTATGAGTGTAAATGTATTTGAAAGAAAAGACAGACGAGGTGGTGGCTATGCTAAACGTAAGTTTACCTATGAAGAAGCGCAACAGATTAGATTAGACTACGATACAGGCACCTACACCCAAGAACAGATAGCTGTTAAGTATAGTGTAAGCCAATCGCTTATAAATAAGATACTAAGACGTAAGACATATATGAAAGAATAAAAGATTTATTTTTGTTTTTGTGTGAAAAAAAGTCAGTAGCTAAAAAAGTTGTTGGCTTTTTTTTATTTTGCTCTGAAACTGCCAACGCCATATATAAAAACCCCCTGAAACTGCCAAGGCCCTGAAACTGCTAGGTATGCTTACTACCCCTATAGGTGTGATTTTGATTTCCTATGCGTGCATAGTATTTTACTGTGCGTGCATAGTATTTTCATTATTTAACATAATATTTATTATAAGACATACAATTTAACATAATAATATTATTTTGATTTTAAGGGCCTCTAAGCCTATTTCATGCCGCTCTAATATATAGACATTACAAAGTTGAGATATTGCAACAGGCGAAAAATAGACCTTTTTAAGATTGTAAAATATTTATTAATTTACTAGATATAATTGATTGTATAATTTAAAATAAATTATATATTTTGTTTGTATATATAAATTTTTTGTATATTGCAAACGATAACACAAATAACTAATAA